GATATGAAACGGCAGTCTGCTGGACTGCGGAAGACGCAATGGACACCATAGCGGGTTATCTGGGAGTTATGGAGCAGACAGGAAGAAAGGTGGAATTGTAATGGGCTACATGGACAAGACATTGAAACAGACGGTGCCGTATTACAGCACCATGAAGCGTGCAGGGGCGTTCAGACAGCCCCAGAAGCCACAGAAGCGGCAGAAAAGAACGACACTGACAGAATATAGCCAGAACGGACAGAAAGCCGTATTGAAGCCGCACGTTACCGTCAATCAAGCAGCAAAGAAGCTGTATGACTATGAGCAGACGGGACTTTCACCGCATGAGGTAGCAAACCTTGTTGAGCAGGTGCAGAACTTGACAAGGCGTGTCAAGAAGTATGAAAGCTGGGAAGAATGACCGACGTTGAACGCTGCGTGATATGTAACGAGATTATCCCGGAGGGTTCGCAGGTCTGCACCGCCTGCCAGAAGAAATATGACATTGTGACCGGGGAAACAGAGGAAATGGCGCAGGAGTTGCGGGACGTGGCAGCAGTGCTGAAAATCACGGAAGCCACAGACACGAACATTAGAACGTCAATGGAAAGCATACTGCGGATAGCAGACAGACTGGAAAGGAAGAACAAAGGTGAAAAAAGACGATAAAATCAAATTACCCCAGTATTTGCCGTTAATCGTAAAAGCAAGGTTACATACTGGCGGCAGAGAGTATGAGAAAATCAAACAGGAATTAAAGGGGCAGGGCTTCACCTGCAATCAGATGAAAAGCATGGTGCGTGAGGGTAACTATTTTGACGGGCTGGTGTTGTATCTGTCAAAGTGGAACTGGGACAACCACGAAAGCTGGCACCTTTATAGCTGGGACGATAAAGACGACGAAAAAGTTATGCTGGGAATTTATGAAGCGGAGCAGTACCACCCATACAACCGATATAAGGGAGATTTTAAGAAGTTCCAGAGCGACTGGAAAAACGAGGAATACGACCCCGGTATGACATTCACTTTCAAAGACAGTGAAGTTGAGGTGCTGGAAGTCCTGCAAGAGGAAGTGGACAACATAGACCATGAAGCAGTTAAAAAGCAGGTGGCGGCGGCAGAGGACGCACAGTACCAGAAACGGAGAAAACAGCGACAGCGCCGCAAGCAGAGAGCCAGCAAGGGCAGCAGGTATCACAGAAAATTCTTTTGACGGAGGAAATGACAATGGCGAAGATTTCAAAGAAAACAATAGAGAGTCTGCGGGAGTTCTTAGACCGTGGCTGCGATTATGCCGGGACACAAGAAACGGTAACAGAAATTGCAAACGAAGCGTTGAGGGAAAACGGCTGCGAGTTGTGCCAGTGTGACGACGCCAGCGTGTGCGACTGGGACGGTGACGAAGTATGCACGGTAGAAGATTTTGCAAATGTCTTCTGGGACAAAGCAGTTGAGAAAATCTTAAACGTGTTAGCTACGGAGGAATAAGGCATGGCAAAGGGTAAGAAGCATTACAGCGGCAAAGAGTTGATAAGACGCCGCCAGATAGAGCGGCAGCAGGCAGAACAGCAGCAGGGAAACAGACTGACAAAGACATTGAAACAGGTCAACCAGTTACGCCCAGTCATTGAGAGGGCAAAACAGAGAATGAGGGAGGGCAAAGAAAATGGCAGCGTTCTTGATTGAAACAGCAAAAGCACTTCTGACATTCATTGCGGTATGCGTAGGACTTGGCGTGCTGTATCTGGTGTTTGTGGTTGTTAGGGAAGTTGGTTGGATTGTAAAGCAGGAGAACCGCAGGAAATATGAGCAGGAGGGAAAAGAGAATGGAAACGGCAGTATTTAAAGCGGTGTGCCCGTTAGAGATTGGGGACACGGTAGCAATCGGAGTAGGAAAGACCGCAGCAGGAGTGAGAACGGCATATTATCTGCCAGCGGGCATGGAAGTAGTTGTGGCGGGTACGGTATCAATACACACGGTCACGGACATTTCAACAACGCATTATCTGAAAAGCGGCAAAACAGTATTCAGATATGAATTGAACGGGTCCGGCAGATATGAAGTATTAAACGTGAAAGTCCCGGTAAGAGAAACGGCAGACGAACTGAACCGCCGTGGCAGATAAAAATAAATACTTACGGAAGTATACAAAATGCACAAATATACTTCCGTAAGATTGTGTAAAATGTCGATTGCTTTTATACTTCCGTAAGTATATAATAAAGACAGTCAAAGGAACAACAACACAACATAGAAAACGGAGGTATAAGCAATGACAAAGAAGCAGTTAAAAGAAGCATACACAAACTGGAATAGAGAAATCACAAAGCTGGGAGAAAGAAAAAGAGAAATTTTCAAAGAGTTGCAGGAAATGTGCGCAGAGAAAGGCGACGGGAACCGCTGGTGTTGCATTGAAAAGTTGGTAGAGGAACTGACAAAGAAAGGCTATGTATACACCGCTATGAACTTGATAAGCGAGTATTACAATATATGCGGACAGGAAGAAGCGTTGCTGAACCTTGCATTAGCAACAAATAATTTTGAGATTTAAAAAGCACGGGTGGCGCAATGGATAGCGCAGCAGCCACCGAAGCTGCCGGGTGCGGGTTCAAGTCCCGTCCCGTGCATTACTGGGAAAAGAAACTATAAACATACCAGATACAAGGAGGAATACCCCATGAAAACATTATCAATCATTAACTTAAAAGGTGGAGTGGCAAAGACCATTTCCAGCGTTAATATGGCACACATTCTGGCAGCAGTACACGGCTGCAAAGTCCTGTTAATCGACAACGACAAGCAGGGGAACGCCAGCAAGATTTTGAACCGCCACAGTTACGACCATAAGGGAACCGCAGAGGTTATGACCCAGCGTGGCATTGACCCGGCAGCAGTTATCCAGCACACCGATTATGACGGCTTGGACATTATCACAGCAAACATGAACCTGCTGACAGCCAATTTGGAAGTCATGCTGGACCAGTCCAGACCGCAGCAGACCCGCTTTGTGAAGTTTCTTGACGGGTTACAGCAGGAATATGACTACTGCATTATTGACAACGCCCCGGACATTAACATTTCCACAATCAATGCGCTGGTGGCTTCACAAGACGTCATGGTGCCTATCACTATTGATGATTTTGCGATTGACGGGTTGGCAGAGCTGAAAGAACAGATTGACAACACCCGTGAGGATTTGAACCCGCAGCTGCGCTTTTGCGGTTGCTTTGTCACCCAGTACGACAGAACCAATGAAGCGGACACACAGGGGGAAGAATTTCTGAAAACACTTGAATACCCGGTTTTCAATACGCATATCAGAAAGACACCGAAAATGAAGCCCAGCACGTTTGAGAGATTGCCAATCATTCTGTATTCACCACGTTGCGGAGCAGCAGTAGACTATAAAGCATTGGTGGACGAGTGGTTGAAGATGTGACCAATTCGGACACGTTAGGAGGGAAAAAGCATGGCAGGAACAACACCGAAATTCAATCTGACAAGATTATTAAATGAGCGTTCCAGAGAAGCAGCAGTGCAGGAAAACAAGGAGGAGAAAACAGCAGAGATTGCCACGCCGGAAGACGGCGTGAGCAGTACCGCTGATATTTACGACCTTATACCGTCCAAAGGCAATTTTTACAGCGTGGAAGATGTGCAGGACTTGAAACAGTCCATAGAACTTCTGGGAGTATTACAACCGCTGCTGGTCACTGATGAAGAAGAAGACGGCAAGCGCCGCATTATCGCAGGACACAGAAGACGCCTTGCGGTCATGCAGCTGGTGGACGAGGGAAAAGAGCGTTTCAGACGTGTTCCAATCTTAATCAAGCCAAAGAAAAACGCTATTCTGGACAGACTGGCACTGATTATGGCAAACCGCTTCCGTGAAAAGACAGACTGGGAACGCATGACAGAAGCATTGGAAACAGAAAAACTGGTGCTGGAATTGAAAGAAAGCATGAGTATTCCGGGTAGAACCCGTGATTTGCTGGCTGAAATCATAGAAACGTCACCTGCACAGATTGGAAGATATAAGGCAATATATAACAACCTCATTCCAGAGTTAATGGCAGAGTTTAAGGCAAACAGAATTGTTGTATCTGTAATTTATGAAGCGTCCGGGCTTCCGGCAGACTATCAGCAGCAGGCGGCAGAAATGTTCCGGGAAAATGAGGTGCTGACAATAGCAGATATTAGGCAGTTAAAGAAGAACTATGAAGCGGCGCAGCAGATACCGGGACAAATGGACATGAACCAGTTTGAAGACCAGCAGCAGGCAGCGGGAGAGGAAACAACGACCGCAGAGGGCGAAGAAGACCAGAAGCCGGAGGAAGAAACGGAAACGGGAGCAGAGGGAACAGAGGGAGCAGAGGAAGCCGCCGGGCAGCAGCCAGAATATGTGGACCCGCAGCCGGAGCAGATAACGTCATTGTGTTACAGCTGCACACATTATGAGGATTGCCACGACAAGACAGCAACCGTGACAAGCTGCAATGCTTATAAGAACCGTAGAGAAGCCCAGAAGACGGACGAAGAACGATACAACGAGGAACAGGCAGCTATTGACCGGGAAACCAGAAAGAAGCTGCGTGAGAAGCAACAGGAAGAAAAAATGCAGCAGTTACCGTCTGACGGTCAGCAGAAGCAGAGGGACATTAGATTGACGCCGCAGAAGTACGCTGAAATCACCGCAGGCAAGCTGACGTTCCTTTTGCTGAAAAAAGACGGCTTCAAAATCGGTGAGGAACTGGAACTGGGAGAGTTCACGGACGGAAAAGCGACAGGACGCAAGATTGACGTTGAGATTGTTTATATCTGGGCAGACTGGACGGGGCTTGATGATGATTACTGCATTATCGGTTTCAATGTCACGGCATTTGATGAATAGGAGGTGAGGACGTGCCAATAAACATGACGGACTATAAAATGATAGTCCATGAAAGAGTATACAACGTACTGCAAATTATACTTGATTTTGACAGGGGACCCGCAGAGGACGGGACCCCGCCACAGCCGAAATTCATTGACGCAGTATACATTGACGAAGACGGAGTAATAAAGACCATGCGTGATGAAGCGTGGTGTTTCCAGTTCGTAAGGAGAAACAGAGGTACAGCGAATGGAAAGACCAGTAATAATGGTTGACACGGACGAAATGCACGTGTTCTGCCGCAATCAGTGTGCAAACGTAAAATGCACAAAGCATATTTCAAAGGCTTATGAGTGCGGTGGGGCGTGTTCTATGCAGCTATTGAGAGGGCAGCCAGAATGTGCCGGGTACATATCACGGAGGAAACGCAAATGAAAGAAAACGTGTGCGTTGACTGCAAATATTATGAACGCTGCGGAAAGCCGGAAAGATACATGAAATGCATGGGGTATGAGGAACGGCAGCAGGCAGCAGAGGAAACCGAAACTGACGTGCATGATTGACAGCCGGGAAAGACTGGCAGAAAGGCAAGAAATGGAGGAATAGCAAATGGCGCAGGCAATGGAAAAAAGCAAGGTGATTGAATTGTTGGAATACTACAAGGACATAGACGGGGAGGTGAGCATTTACAGAAAAATCATAACTGATTTAACGGACCAATACTACAACCCCATTGGCGCTATACAGTGCGACGGTCTTCCAAAGGGAAAAAATAATATATCACGACAAACAGAAAATATGGCGTTGAACATTCCAGATTATGTCAGCGGAGAAATCAGAGAGTATGAAGAAAAGGTGCAGCAGTTGCAGAACCTCAAAGCGCAGATGTTACAGGAGATTTCAAGGTTGAAACTGAAAGAAAAGCGCATTATTTTTGATTTTTACATTCACAACCTCAAATGGGAGCGAGTAGCGGAACGGAACGCATACAGTGAACGGCAGTGCAAGAACATTAGAGATAATGCCCTTGAAACGCTTTCACAGAGGTTCGGAAAGAACCAGATTATTTCACAATTTCATAAGGTTGCATAAAGCAATCATTGCCCGCCATTGCCTGCGATTTGCTGATATAATTTATATCAGTAAAGCAGGCTTTACGCCGTTATATTTGCACGTTGGCAATAGTGGGCTTTGACGATTTTTTGAAATTACAAAGCCCATAATTTTTTTATACTTCCGTAAACCGGGAGGGTTCGGAAGAATGAAAACAAACGAAAAGAGGGGAGGACATGGGAAGACCACGCAACCCAGAACGGGACAAGTCGCTACAACGCTATCTGGACGCAGACGGCAAGATTGGAACAGCAGAACTGGCGAAGCTGGCAGGTGTGCCGGAAAGCCGTATAAGGAAATGGAAGTCAGAAGACAGCTGGGAAGAAGCGTTAAAAAAGAAGCCCAGAAAAAGAGGGGGGCAAAAGGGAAATAAAAATGCAGCAGGAAAAACCCCAGCAAAAAAGGGGAATAAAAACGCCGTGACGCATGGTGCCTTTGCACAGGCGGGCTATGAGGATATAGACCCGGAGCAGGCAGAAGCAATAAAGAACATGGGCACGCCGTCTGCACTATCGCAAATGATGAATGAATTGCAGGCGTTGTATGTACGCAAAGCCTATCTGGAAAGCCTACTGCAACAGTATGAAGCAGCAGACGCCGGGGGCTTCTACACTGATAAGGTAGTACACATGATTGTACCAAAGAGTATGGAGGAACGCCGGGAGGAAGAAGACTGCGGCATGGAGCAGACGCAGGCAGCAGACCCAGAGGGCGGCAAGGAGATATACAAAACGGCTATGAAATCCATTATCAAGTCAAGCCCATTCGACAGGGCAATGAAAGTGGAAGCCGAACTAAACAAGCTGCATGGGCGTATCATTAAGCAGCTGGACAGCATCAAAGCCTATGAGTTGGAGGACAGACGCTTGACGCTGGCTGAAAAGCAATTTGAATTG